CGATGGGCATCCCAAAAGCCGCATCGACGCACTCATGCCCTGGAACTACCAGATCCCGTCAAGCATCGCCGCGTAGGGGATCGGCAAAGCGCTTACGTTACACTGATGAGCGTACCACGCCGGACGGATGGCGGGGCAAGAACCTCAACGGGCTGGTCATGAAATTCAGCGTCGCTGAGCCGATCGATGTCGTGACGCTCGGTCATGCGCGACCCTCTGCGCGTACTCCTTGGTTTCGTCAGCCGCGCTCAGATTGCGGGCGCGCTTCACGCGCGATACGGTCGCCCGCAATCCTAGGAGGCATGCCATGAGCCAAACCGACCAAGACCTCGATCGCCTAAGCAAGCTTCTGCACGCATTGCCTCACGAGGACATGCCCATGTCGATCAGCGAGCTGGACGGCTACGTGACTGGTCTTCTTACCTGCCCGGAACTTATCCCGCCCTCTGAGTGGCTGCCTCTCGTCTGGGCCGAGACCGGCGAGGCAGAGTTCAAGGATGAAGCGACGGCCTCGGTCACGATCGGTGCCGTGATGGAGCACTATAACTCCGTCGCCGAGGCGATGCTCGAATCCATCTGGATCGATCCGATCTACGAGGTCGACCCCAACAGCGACGAGGTTCTGTGGGAGCCCTGGATTGATGGCTTCACGCGCGCAATGCGGTTGCAGCAGGAGCCTTGGGAGCGGTTGATCGAGCGGGCCGATGAGGCGACGCAGTCGACGATTATTTTCCTGATGGCGCTCCACGAGATCTACATCGGGCAGAGTAATTTCTCGGATGAGGAGATCGACGAGATCGACCGCGAAGCGCCGGATCTAATCCCGAACTGCGTTGCTACCATACTCGCTCAGTCCCGGCCTGAGCTATGTAGCCTAGAGGCGGGAGATCCCTCCGATATGCCGTTCAAGGCGGCCGCTCGCCCTGGGCGGAACGATCCATGCTCTTGCGGGTCTGGACGCAAGTATAAGCAATGTTGCGGTCGGAACTGATCGTCTGCCCGGGTGGCTCGATTCGAGCAGACGATCAGCGCCAAGCGCTCTCCCGCGGGTGGTGCACGAGCGGTTGTTTTATGGGGCCCGCTGCAATTCGGGAGGTGTGAGGGAGGCGGTGTTTTGGGGTGGGCCGTTGAAATCAGCACCGCGGCATACCGCTTGGCTGCGTTCGATCTGGACGCGGCGTACAAGACGGTTTCGGTGAAGCTGTTTGCGTTTGGGGCGGCTACCATGCCAAACCACACCCATAGGAGACTTTAACGAATGACACATTACCTCAGAGTGCTTGCCCTCTTTGCTGGGCTAGTGAGCCCGGTGGCCGCCAGCGCGGAGTTCAGATCTGGAAATGATCTTCTGGCCTTATGTTCGAGCGAGAGCACTGTTGATCAAGCGGTTTGTCTAGGCTTCATCTCTGGTGTTCACGACACAATTTTGACCGCCCAAGGGCTCGGACTTGTTTCTCAGGCGCCTGGCACTGGTGTGTGCGTCCCACAAGGTGTTGACGGAGTCGTTGCCGGTCAGGTGCAAGACATCGTGGTAAGGCATCTCGAGACCCACCCTGAAAAGCGGCATTTCACTGCCGCTAATATCGCGTGGCAAGCTCTTTTTCAGGCTTTTCCCTGTCTCTGAGACATCGCTTATTTCGGAAACTCCACCACATCCGCCCCATCGATCAGCCGCCACGGCAATGCCAGCCCGCGTGTCCTGACGCCCGCCAGCGTCCGTGCACCCGGCGCAGGATGTACATTCGGCAGTTCCATCAGGGCGGCGCGATGCATCCCGCCCTGCCAGCGCGTTCCATGGAAGACGGGCAGGGCGAAGTTCGCCAGGAAGAGCGCGTCGGCATAGGGGCGGATCCCCTGCTCAGTAAGGGCCGGATCTTCCCGGCCGACCAGGCGCGCCTCGGTGATCTCCTCACCCAGCGTCGCCATCAGGTGCGCGAGACAACCGCGACCGTCCTGCGGCTCCGATCCTGAGCGACCCGAGCCCAGTGGCGTGAGGGCGGGCAGGGGAGAGCGGTCCCAGATCGAGTTCGCCGCCCGATTGCCTCGCGTCAGCCGCGCCTCACGTACCATCTGCAGCCAGAGCTCGGCCTCCCGGATCGGCAGCCCTGCGATCTGCCCGACCTCGGGCTGGGGCGTCGGGATCAGCTCGTAGCGCCCATGCTGGCGGATCGCGGGAAGCACCTCGGCGGTGATCCATTTTCGGAACCGCTTCGCCTCTGGCTTGTCGGATCGAATGACAAGGGCGTATAGGCCGCTTTCGCTGAGGAGGTTCGTCGGGCGGTGGCTACCCTCTATCTGACATAGGGTAACTTCGTCCTCGTCCAGACGCTGCACGGCCTGAGATGTATTTACGATGCCCAGCACGCGGCAGACATCGGCGGCCACGAACCACGGGTCTTCGCCGCGCATCACGACGCGCACGGCCTGTTCTTCAAAATCGAAGGGGATGATTTCAGCGCTCATGGCTTGCTCCTTGGGGGAATGCGGCGCACCGGCTTGCCCATGGCCGGGTTGCCTGACGTGGGGGATACGACGTCTCCTGCTGTGACGGAGGCGGTGGTCGACCCATGCCTGACCTCCGGGGCGTTGAAGAAGTGGGCCGAAGCTCTCAGTGGGTCAGCAGGCAGCGGACGCCCACGTAGACGAGCGCCCAGTTGGCGACGAAGAAGACTGCGAGCGCGCCAAACGCGACGGGCCGCCAGCGGCTGTGACGTCGGCTCATGGCTCGGCCCTCGTCTGCTCATCTGCCCAGCCGTACTGGCGCAGCAGGGGCTGATTTAGCAGGGATTGGCGGCGCCAGGCGCGCTCTTCGAACGTCTCGCTGACAGCGCCGACGAGCAGGACAATTGCCACAGCCGTCATGCCCGCTTCCTGTCGTCGGGTTTTGGACGGCGGATGGAGCTGACGGCGCGCGCGGCCGTTTCGAGCTGGGCGGGCATGTAAACCTCGCCGAGGCCGGCATCGACCGCCGCCGAGTTGCCCAGAACATCGCCCACGTCTTCGCGCAAGGCGCCGCCGGAGCGGGCCCAGACGCCGAAGGTGCGGCGTAGGTCCCGAAACTCCAGCGGGCTCGGATCCAGTAGGGAAGGGCAGGTCTTCGCAGCGCGAGCGCGCACGGCGCTCCAGCGCTTCCGGAAGAGATCGCCTGACCAGGGTTCGCCGGTCGCGTCGTCATGGAACAGGCGCACCCGGTTGGCCCCGGCTGCTTCCTTGAGGGCGCGCACCCTGGGTGCCAGTTCATCGTGCAGGGGGACACGACCGAGGTTCCCGCGCTTCGAGCGTGTCAGGTCCCAGACCCACACCTCGCGCTCCTCAAGCTCGAGCACGTCGAAGGCGCCGATCTCGGCCGAGATCACGTCGATCTGCCGCTGGGCGGCGAAGGTGGCCAGCGAGATCGCGCAGGCCATCGCAGGCCAGCCAAGGGCCTCTGCGGAGGCGATCAGGGCGTCATACTCCGCCCAGGTCGCGAACCGCTTCCTCTTCCCGGCCTGCTGCAGCTGCAGCCGGAAACACGGGTTGGAATTCTCGGGGCGCCAGCCGAGGAGCTCGGCATAGCTGAAGAGGATCGAGAAGGACCGGATCAGCTTCGACGCGTAGGTGGGCGTCTTCCCGTGCAGGGTCTCGTACCAGGTGTAGATCACCGGTCGGTCGAAGCTGGCAATCGGTTGCCCGCCCCACTTCTTCGAGATCACGTTGAAATCCGCGACGTAGCCCTTCTGGGTCGCCGGCTTGGTTTTCGCGAACCGGCTCGAGCGCTTGTATTCCGCGATCAGGGCGTCGACCGTGCGGCCGTTGGACGAGGTGCGCTGCGGTCCTGGGGCTGCGGCGTCGCCCTTCAGGCGCTCGGCCTGGCGCTTCGACCAGGTCGGCCGGTTGGCATCGAGCTCGACGGGCAGCGCGCCCGCCTTGCGAGCCTCAGTCGTGGGCTCCCACCAGACACGCCAGGACCCGTCTGCGCGCTGGCGCTGACGCAGGCCGAGGCCGCGAGGGAGGGTCTGGAAGGGCGCCCGGCTCATCAGAACGGGATCTCTTCGTCAACCGGGCAGCGTCGCAGCGCGCAAAGGGGAAAATCATTCTGGTGCAGCCGACCGTCACGATCGAACCAGACAACATGTGCGCTGTCCGGATAGGCGGCATGGATCGCCACAACCGTCATCACTTGCCCGCCGCTCTTGAGGGTAACGGTCTTCCCGACCTTGATTTTCTTGGTCATGATCCTGCGACCTCCGTGCGCATAGGACCACGGACGACGCGGTAGACGCCGACAGCAGCGGCGGCATCCCACAGGGCGCGGGCCACGTTGATCAGCTCGAAGCCCTGCTGCTCATCGGTGCGCGGGAAGGTCTCTTCGAGGTAGGCCGCGTTGCCCGCGAAGAGCATCAGCACGAATGCCAGATTGATGTCGGCGGTCTGGCGCTCGAAGCCGAGAGCATCACGGAAGGCGGCGCCCTTCTCGTTGATGCCGAGAACCCGGATCGGGCCGAATACCTGGGGATCAGTCGCCTCGGTCATGCCGTCCTCGCCATGTTGAGAAGCACCACGTTTCCCGCGGGAACCACCGGCGCCGCGTGCTCGGGCTGGCCCTGTTCCGAGACCCACGCCTCGACCGCATCGCGGCGCCATTTCATGGGGCGACGGCAGGTTGGCATGGGAAGCGGAAAGCCCTCCTGGGTCTCCAGGCGAAACCGGGCGGCGAGAAAGGCGGTGCCCTTCGAGAAGCCGGTCAGCTGCGCAACGTCATCAGCGTCGATGAAGTCCTTCATTCGCCCATCCTTTCCATGCGCGCGGAGTTTTTCCGCATGGCGGTGACGAAGTCGTCCTGCGTTTCGGGGGCGCAATCATCGAGCCGCAGGTGCAGCCAGTCGCGGAGAGCGAAGCCGGCAACACCTGCCAGCACGACGCCGAAGCCCCAGATCAAGTAGTCCTGCACGGTCATCCTCGTGTGGTTGCCCCGATCGCCGCCCGCGGTCGGGGATGTGAGTGGTGGCCAGGCGGCGTGCTTGGGGGAGCGCCGGGGCGGCCTGGATCAGCGGCAGCTACCGGGCGAAGCCGAGCTGCATGGCGTGGGCGAGGTCGTTGACCATCGCGTATTTGGCGGTGGCGAGTTCCCGGGGCGTCAGGGAGACGGCGTCCTCGGGCCGGTTGCTGAGCATCAGAGCAGAGGCGTTCAGCTGGGCCGCCCAGGTCCGCAGGCGGTCCAGAACAAAGATGAAGACCAGCTCCTCCTCCCGAGTGAGCGGCCGCGCCTCCAGCATCTGCGTGTCGGGCAGTTGGTCGGAGCGATCTTCATAGGGGCCCGTGATCATCGGTCACGAGCCCGGCATGAACAGGACGTTGTCGAGATCGAAGAGATCGCGCGCGGTGGCCATCGCGGCGCGGCGCTGCTGCAGCTCGTAGGCAATCGGGCCGGCCAGCGCGAGCAGCAGGGCGGCACCATCTTCATCAAGGCTATCACCGCTGATGGCTTTCGTGGCGGTGCGAGAGAAAGACACGAGCATGTCGTCGGTGACGGTCACTCGAGCGCGGGGGATCGGATCGTTGGCCGGAACAATTGGCATTGTGGGTACTCCTGTGGGCGAAAGCTCCACAAGAGTTAGGACCGCCCACTAGGCACTGTCAACCCACATTGTGATTTTTACCCACATTGCGCGGTCACACGTGAGAACCCGTCACTAATACGCCCTGCCGAATAACAGAAAACGCCGGCGTTCGCCTTTGCGCCGGCGTCTGTTTTCATGAGCTCTCTCGATCCCTGGGCGGTGTGCGATCCTAGGTGTGAGCGCGCTGAGTGCTCTTCACCTCGAGCCGGAGCTGGTTCGGCGGCATGCGCCAGGTCGCAACGACCTTGCCGCGGATCACGACGTTGTTGTGGTCGACCACCATTGCACGTTGGTGCTTCGGATCGGTCGATGCAGAGACCAGGACAGGCGGCTCGAGGCGGCGAAGAACCTTCTGCGTGCCCCGCTTCGGATCGTGGCTGTCCGCCAGTACGATATCACCCGCGCGGGTGAGCTCGGAAAGCATCGGATCAACGAGGATAAAGTCCCCAGGCATCAGCCCCGCGAGGGCCATGGCATCCGAGTTAATTCGCCAGATCTCTGCGGTTTTTCCGGGATAGAGCGCTGCCGCAACGATGCCGAGCTGGTCATTGCGAGCACTTTGGTCATTGTGAACACGGTATACGTCGCCATCGGAGAAGCTGATGCCGTTTGCCGGGGCGGGGTCTTGAAATTCAAAGTACACGTCTGGCCCTTCCAACTGGCCGGCGTGCTTCAGGACCTCTTCGACGCTTGTATCGAACGCCTGGGCAAATGCTTTTGCCCAGTCAAGGTTCAGGCGCTGCCGACCGTTATAGATGTGAGAGACCGTTGACCGGTCTCTTCCAATCAGGGCCGCGATATCCGCGGATGTTACGCCTGCGCGCTTCTGCTGAGCCTTGAACCAACTCGTATCCATGCGGTGTAAGTAAACACTAACTCACCCACAAAAAGATGAGAAGTTCCCACAAAGTGGGTTCCCACATGTGGGATTGCCGTGTAGATGTGGGGTCATGGATAAGCATCTAACACCAGTTGAGGTATGCGAGCGCCTCATTGCGCCAGTGGAGCGCCTGAGCAAGATAGCCGGCCTGAACGAGAAGGCCGGCTATGTGTGGCGACGCGCGTCGAGCTGGCGCGATGCCGGCGACATGCCTTCGCGGGTCAATCGCGCTCTTCTCGCGCATGCCGCGGCACGGGGTATTCCGCTGCGGCCTGACCACCTCATCTGGGGTGCCAGCGAGGCCGAGATCAACGCGCTGCTCCAACAGATGGAAAGCGCGACCCCCGGAAAGGTGGCCGCCGAATGAACTGCCGACCGATCCCTCTCCTCGTGTCCCCTCGTCCTGTCCCGTTCGGGGGTGGAATGGATCGTTCTGCCTTGGCCCACGGCTCGGCAGCTGCCGTGGGACGACTGGGCGCCTGCGATGTTTCCCTGCAGGCGCCCACCTTTGTTTCAGATCCGGCGCGTGTTGGTGTCCGAGCCACCGGCGAGCAGAGCGCGCTGTCGATCCCCCCGGGGCCGAACTTGGGCGGTCCCGGGGCTGGATCGGAGATACGGCCATGAGCAATCCGCGCATCGCCCTGAAGATGGCCGCCTTCGCGCATTGCATGGCGCTGAAGGCGAACACCGTCGAGCGCGGCGATCTCGAGGCGCTGCGCGGTCATGTGCAGCGCTACGCCTACTACCCCGACGAGCTCAGCCGCGAGATCGAGGTCTTTTGCGTCGCCCTTGCCGAAGCAGTCGGCCGGACGCGCGAGATCGAGCTGGCCGATCGGATGATTTCACAGCTCGCGATCATGAACATGCCCGCGCCGCCCGACAAGGACAGGAGGGATATCCATGGCTGATCAACCCGAACCCGGCTTGACCCTGGCGGATCATAAACTGGCGATGGTCATGACCTGCCTGATCAGCCAGCCGTACCAGGACGCCTTCTGGCAAGAGTGGCTGCATGACCAGCTGGCTCGCGCGATCGCGCAGAGCGGCAGCGAGCTCGAGGTCATCAAGAAGCTCGCCTGGGCGGGCCGGATGCTCATCAGCTCACCGCGCGACGTGGTGGCGCAACACGAGGCCCGCGCGGCCGTCTACGGCTTCGCCCAGTGGCGCCTCACCCGGATCATCGAGAAAACCCCGGAGGAAGCCGATGCCTGACGTGATCGACGAACTGCGCGCGACCTTTGCGCGCGACATGGAGGCCGCCAAGGCCAAGCAATCGCTCGTGGAAGTCCTGGCCTATTGCAAATCCTCGCTAGAGGCGCAGGGCTTTTCGCCCACCTTCGTGGACGAGGACGGCATGCTGATCCTGTCCGTGGATCCGGATCAGCTCGAGCTCGCTCCGCTGGCGTTGCCGGCTCCGATGTATGTGGGGATCGACTTGGCCCGACCGGAACCCGAGGCGGAAGAGCTCGCTTCGCCACCGCCTCCCGAACCGGAGCCCGCGCTGGCAGAACTGCCTGCCGAGGACGCAAAACCCGCCTACAAGTCAGGCCCCTGGACGGCGTCCGAGGAGGGGCTGGCGCTGCGGATGGACGAGGCCGGGCGCTCGACCTCCGAGATCGCCGCCGCGCTGCAACGAGCCGTCCCGGCGGTCTTCAACAAGGTCAAGTTCCTCAAGAAGGAGGAGAGTGAGCGGACCGCAGAACGAAACAGGCAAGCATCCGAGAGCCCCGTGCTCGCTGAGGCAGAGCAGCGGCCCTCAGAAGATCCGGCCACTGAAGGCGCCTCGCAGCCTTCATCGGGTTTCGACCTCTACGTTCAGCTCGATCAGCTGAAGATCCCCGAGCACACCCACGAGCGCCGACTTCGGGCGATCGGCTACCCTAGCCCCTGGACGCCTGCTGCAGATCTTGCCCTGATCGAAGGCCTGACTGCGGGCCGCAAGTTACCCACCGTTGCAACGCAGCTTGGCATCGACCAGGAGCTCGTCCGCAAGCGGTTCAAAGCCCTGCTGCCCGAACCCAGCTGGGATGCTCAAGCGCACCTCGTCGCAGTCCTTCGGGCACGTGCTGCGAAGGCAGCATGACCGTGTCACACCACCAGACCTACAGCCTTGACCAGATCAAGGACATGCTGCTGGCGCAGCTCGACAGCGTGGTGCACCACTACGCGCCGCCGTCATCGGACAGCTACACCCACCATGGGGAATACTGGACCCTGAACCCCGGCCGGGCTGACACCCGCGTAGGATCATTCCGGGTCCGCATGCAGGGCGCTCGGGCGGGGAGCTGGAACGACTACGCCGTCGACAACTGCCGCGGCGACATCCTCGACCTCATCGACCTGTCGATCAACGGCGTGGGGCGCAGCGATCTCGGGGCGGCCATGAAAGAGGCCCGGGCATTTCTCGGCCTCGAGACGCTGAACCCGGCCGAGCGCCGGCAGCGCGAGGAGCGGGCAGAGGAGGCAAAAGCGCGACGGCGCGAGAAGGAGGCGGAAGAGCGGCGCAAGCGCGACAAGCGCGAGCGGGCTGCCCGCGCGATCTATGCCAGCGCCCAGGAGGGGATCCGCGCGACGCCGGTGGAGAGCTACCTGCGCGACACTCGTGGCATCGACCTTGCGCGGCTCGGCCGCCAGCCGCGCGCGATCCGGTTCGCCCCGGAGCTCTCCTACTACCACGAGGACGAGCAGACCGGCGAGATCTTCGAGGGCACCTGGCCGGCGATGGTCGCCGCGATCAATGGGCCCGACGGCAAGATGCTCGGGATCCACCGCACATGGCTCGAGCTGCGCGACGGCCGCTGGCAGAAGGCATCGGTGCCTCAGCCGAAGAAGGTGCTCGGCACCTACTGGGGCTGCTCCATCAACATGTGGCGCGGCATCGGCCCGCAGGGCGGCAAGCCGGCGCCGCTCTCGCAGTGTCAGCCCGGCACCCACGTCTTCATCGCCGAGGGCATCGAGGACGCGCTGAGCGTCGTCATGCTGCTGCCCGAAGAGCGTGTGCTTTGCGCCGTGAGCCTCTCGAACATGGGCGCCGTGCGGCTGCCCGAGAACGTCGCGACCGTCACGCTGGTGGCGGATCGGGACGAGAACGAAACCGCAAGAGACACCCTCGCGCGCGCCGTCCAGGCGCACCAGGGCAAAGGCAGAGAAGTGCGCGTGTTCTTCAACCAGTGGGGCGGAAAAGACCTCAATGACGCGCTGAGAGGGATGGCAGATGGCACTACCGAAGAGCCCGAAACGACCGACTGAAAACGAATTGCGGGCGGCTCTGCAGGATGCCCCGGCACAACCAAAGAGAGAGGAAGCAGGCAATGACGGGAATGATCGACAGCAACGGTCGACTTCTGACAGGCGAGGAAATGGCCGCGCATCTGGCGGCACAAGGGGAAGCGAAAAAGCAGAGGGACAGCGTGGCGGCATACGCGGAAGCTCGGGCCGCGTGCTGGACAACTGCCCGGTCCAGGCTCTTGGCGTCCGTGGCGACAAAGCCTATTTCCTTGACGCCCTCGGGCAGCTGAGGGAGTCGAAGGATCTCAAGCTCCAGTTCCTGGCATCGCTCTTCGCGGCGCGCTTCGATTACCTGTGCGACGCCTTCCCGAAATGGCGGAAGGGCGAGGACGGCGTTCCGGAGCGCGTGCGCGGCCAGTTCGATGGCACGTGTGCCAGCAACAACCTATGGGCGGCGGCCGGCGAGTGCGGCGTCTTCAACCCGGACAATGCCGTGCGCGGTGTTGGCGCCTGGACGGATGATGACAGCGGGCTGATCTACCACATGGGCGACAAGGTCCTGTACGGCGGCGAGCTGCTGGCGCCGGGCCGCATCGCTGGCCGGATCTACCCGGCAGCACCGGCCCTGCCGCGCCCGATCGAAGGTGGTCCGGACCCCGTTCCCGACATCCTCGAGACGCTGAAGAGCTGGAACTGGACCATTCCGGATCTGCACCCGCATGTCGCTCTGGGCATGATCGCGACGCAAATGCTGTGCGGAGCCATGCGCTGGCGGCCGACCTTTTGGCTGACGGCACCGGCAAGCGCCGGCAAGTCCGAGTTCCAGAAGATGATCGGCTTCCTGCATGGCGACGGCGCTCTGATCCAGTCGACCGACGCCACGAAGTCCGGCATCACCTCGCGCCTCAAGCAGTCATCGCTGCCCGTCGCCCTGGACGAGCTCGAGCCCGGCGACGAGCGCAGCAACAAGGAGCGGGACATCATCACGCTGGCGCGGGTCGCGTCGTCGGGTGGCGAGTGGTCGCGCGGATCGGCCGACCAGAGCTCGGTAGGCGGCAAGGTCTACTCCGCCTTCCTGTTCTCTTCGATCCTGATCCCCGGGATCATGTCGACACAGGACGTGCAGCGCCTGATCCGGCTCGACATGAACCGCATCGAGAATGCCAGCGGTCTGTCTCTGGAGCCGAAGACCTGGCGTGCACGCGGGGCGCGGCTGAGGGCGCGGCTCATCGAGCGATGGCCGTCTCTGCCCGAGCGGATCTCACGCTATCGCCACGCCCTGGAGAAGCAGGGCGTGACGGGCCGCAATGCCGACAACTGGGAGATCGTACTGGCCATGGCCGACATGGCGATGGACGAGGCACTGCCAGAGCCGTCGATCTGCAACAGCTGGGCCCGCAAGGTGGCAATGCTGGTCGCGGCCGATCGGGAAGAGGTGACCAACGACGCCGACGCGATGCTGTCGCACCTGCTGGGCCAGCTGCTGGATCCATTTCGGCGCGGCGAGCAGTACACCGTCTCGCAATGGATCATGGTTGCGGCCGGGCTACCAGGCGCGCCGGCGAAGCTGCTGGGCGATCACTCGACCGACGATATCGGCCGCGAGGAACGCAAGAGACAGGCGAACGACCTGCTGGCCCAGTACGGCCTGCGGATCTACGCCGAGACCGAGCCCGTGCTCTTCATTGCCAACACAGGCACAGCCCTCATGAAGCGCTTGTTCGAGGGCAGTCAGTGGGCTGGCGGCGTCTGGTCACAGTCCGCCAGGCGCGTTCCCAACGCCTATCGACCGAACAGCACCAAGACGCTGGCCGGCGTAAGGACGCGGGGCACGATGTTGCCGCTCGCCAGTATCCCAGCGCTGAACGCCTTCCCAGAGAGCCAGAGCGCAACGACGAAACCCGCGGCCGCCGCCGAGCAAGCCTACTACGAGGAGGGCGATTTCTGATGGGCATCTCCGCACCTCGCCACCCTCTCGCCCATTCTCTTCCCGGCCAAACGTGCAAGTGCCGTCGTGCCCCCTTGCTCCACACCTCGTTCGATGCCATGATTTTCGCGAGGCTTAGCGCTTGTGCGACGGGTCCGGGGCAAAACAGCAAGACGCAGTGTTTTGCCCATGTTTTGCCCACTGTTTTGCCGATTTACCCGGCAAAATCATGGGCTTACCCATCACCCAAAACAGTAAAACGCAGATCAGCCACCCTCTACATGTGTGTGCATGCGCGCGCGCGCGTGAGGGCATACCTGTTTCCCTGTTTTACTGTTTTAGACATATATCAAGACATTGAAAACAAAGGGAAACAGCCCAAAACACTGCCCAAAACAGGTCCTGAAAAGTGTTTTGCCCCTGTTTTGCCCTGCGCTAACCCTCTGAAAACAAATAAGAAGGGGGTTTTCTGACATGGCAAAGCCCCGGAACACCGCCGAAGTGCTGGCCCGCGATGCCGCGAAGCGCCTGGAGGAGGCGCGCCGCACCGGAGAGCAGCTCTCCCTCCTGGCCGATGAGCCCGGCCGGACACCCGCCGAGGTCGCGGGCCGCAAGCCTGGCCGCCCCAAGGGTGCCACGGGCAAGGGATCGAGCCAGATGCGCGATTGGCTGGCGGCCAAGGGCTACCGCCTGCCAGAGCAGCAGCTGTCCGAGATGGCTGGCCTCGCGTCCTCGCGCGACGTGTTCGAGACAGCCATGACCCGGACCGAGCAGATCCTCGCCTGGGCGTTTGCCGACGCCCTGTGCGAAGAGGGCAAACCGCGCAAGATCACGCCCGAGCAGCGGCTGTCCACGTTCGCCCAGGTCTTCGCCGTCCAGCTGCGCGCCGCCGAGGCGCTTCTGCCCTACGGCACGCCCAAGGCCTCGCCGGACGTGGCGGTCAACCAGGCGGTCACGCTGGTTGTCCAGGGCGGCGGAGCTGCGGCACCCGATCCCGCCCGCGATGCGCGCGATGTCACGCCTTCCGAGCGTGCCGGATTGGTGCCTGCGGATGTGCGTTGGAGAAATGAGCAAAATCAATGGGTTAGCGAAACGCAATCCGACAATTCGGACGGCGCAATTCGGACAGATGAGGCAAGCGATTGAAAATGCAGGCGAAAACAGGACCCGTCACAGTGATTAAAAATCAGTGGGCCACCTGCACCGCGGCGCTCGGCGCGGCCTCGGTCGAGCCGGTACGCCGCGCTCCCGGGCGCGCCGCCTGCCCGCCGGCCGCCGCCCGCCGGGCCCCCCGGGGGGCCCTGCCGGGCGCAGCCTGGATGCCCCCCGCTCCGACCCCATTCAAGGTTTTCGGGACCCGGAGGATCGGAAATTGAGCCGGAACCTCGGAGCTGCGGTATGGGGTCGGGGGAGAAGCCCTGCCTGGGCGCCCTCGGATATGGCCCGAGGGGGGCCGGGGAATAGCGATCTGCCGATCGTCAAACTGACCGACGAGCAGATCGAAGCGCTGCGGGGTGGAAGCGCGAAAGAGGCAATCGACAACCTAGAGGGCGACTTCGCCCAGGGCAACACCTTTCCCGCCCTCGAGGAGGCGCCCTACTTCCCAGGCCCGATGGCCCGCGGGTTCTACTTCGACGACGGCGACGTGGTCGGTATCCAGGGCCCGGTTGGTAGCGGCAAGACCACGACGCTGATGAAGAGCCGCGCGCGGCGGGCGATCATGATGCCCAGGAGCACCGTGGACGGGGTGCGGCGCTACAAGGTCCTGTTCATCCGAGAGACCTACCGCCAGCTGTGGTCGACCACCATCCCGAGCTACCTGGAGACCTACCCGAAGGCCCTTGGCACCTGGTCTGGCGGCCGCGGTGACCCCGTCACCCACGTGATCCACTTCGAGGATGCCTTTGGGCCGATCGAGTTCACCGCCGAGTTCATGGCTTTCGGCGATGACATCATCGCCTCCATGCGCGGGATGCAGGTCACCGACATCGTGCTCAACGAAGCCGACACCATGCCGGGCGAGATCCTCTCCGTCGGCATCGGCCGTATCGACCGCTACCCCGCGAAAACGCATTTCGAGGGCCTGCCGCCCGAGCTGCGCAGCTACGGCCAGATCGCCTGCGACTTCAACGCGCCGGACGAGGACAACTGGGCGTTCCGCGTGTTCCACAACGAGGCAAAGCGCAAGTCTCTGGCCGAAGAGCTCACGCTGGCGATGCAGTCCGACGAGGACAGCCGCGCCCGCGAGGAGGGCCGCGCGCCCCGCAAGGTCAAACCCGTGCGCATCGCGTTCTACAACCAGCCGGGCTATGGCCAGCCGGGCTGCGAGAACCTCGAGAAACTCAGCTCGAGCTACTACCCGCGCCAGATCATGTCGATGAAGCTGGAAGGCCGCGGCGATATGGTCGATCGGCTGGTCTACAACAAGATCGTCTACCTCCGGCAGGGGGAACCCGTCTTCAAGCGGGAGTTCAACCGCCGGATCCACGTGGCCGATGAGACCATCCCCTTCGATCCACGCCTCCCCGTCCTTCTCGGTCTGGACCAGGGCTTCAAGGGTGCGGCCGTGCTCGCCCAGCTGGCGGGCTTCTTCCGCTGGCGGATCCTGGCAGAGCTGCATTTCCCCGACGAACGGCTCTTTGCGCACGTGTTCGGTCAGCGCCTGCGGGATCTGCTGGATGAACGGTGCCCTGGCGCCAACATCGAGGCGGGCTGGGGGGATATGGCGGGCGAACATGGCGCCAGCCAGTCCGCGGACGAGAACGCGACCTGGAACCTCATGGTGGGACGCGCCGCTGGCTTCCACATCCGGCCACAGGTGATCGGCACCAACCGGATCCAGCCCCGCCTGGAGGCCGTGCGCGCCGCGCTCGAGGCGCCGATCGAGGCGGGCGAGCCCGGCATCATCATCGACCCGTCCTGCCGCTACCTGATCCGCGGTTTCGAAGCCCGCTACGTTTGGGCCGACGAGGTCGACAGCAATGGCGACAAGCGCAAGGTGCCGAACAAGAAGCTGACCGAAGCCAACGTGCATGACGGTCTGCAATACCTGCTGCTGGGGCAGCACCGCGCCGACGGCGTGAGCCCGTACATGGCGCGTCTTAGCGACCGCCGGGAGGGCAGGGGAGAAGCACCTGGCCGAAGTGGAGGGCCGCGTCCGCAGGGCCGCGAACAAAGGGGCCTGCAGACCGGCTGGGACATTCACAACCCCTATGGAGAGACCGCATGATCCACCCCGGCCCATACGAAGACCACGCGGCGCTGGAGATCTTCAAGCGGCTCGACGTCTCGGACTATCGCGAGGCGTGCCTGGCGCGCGGGGCACAAGCCTCTCACCTTGAGCTCTTCGCGGACTGGCGGCAGGCGCAGGCAGCGGGCGCCCTGTCCCTGATCCTGCGCAATGACGCCGGCACCCCCTTCGCTGTGCTGGCCGTCGTGCCGACAGCGCGCGGCGTCGCGCAGGGGGCGTTTCTGGCCCGATCCCATGCGGCCTATCGCTGGCCCATTGCCCGCGCCGCGCTCCAGATCAGCAGGAAGATCGCTGAATGGGCACGTGGCGCGGGACTGCATCGCATCGAGGCCCGTTGTTGGGCTGACCACCCGAGCGCGCCGAGGTTCCTGGGCGCGGCCGGCTTCCACCTCGAGGCGCAGGTGCCGGGCTACGGACCCGACGGCAACGCCTGCTTTCTCCAATTCGCATGGGTCCGCAAAGGAGGCACCGAGCATGTGCAGCGCACCGAAAGTTAAGTCCCCGAAGCCGGCGTTGATCCCCGCGCCCGACGCGTCCGCCACCGGCGATGTCGCGCTCGAGGCGCGCCTTCGCCGGGCGCGCTCCGGCGCGACGGCCAACATCCTGACGTCCGGCCTGGGCGTACCCTCTGGCCAGAAGCTGGGGGCCACCCAATGAAACACGAGGTGGGATTTCCCAACGACGCGCGTGCCATCGAGGCCGCGCGGCGTTGGCAGGAGCTCCGCGAGCCGCGGCAGCAGATGGAGGGCGACTGGAACGACATCGCCCGCCTGATCCGCCCACAGCGCGGCGGCTTCGGGCTCGACACCGCGACCACGCGCGAGTTCACGAAGACCCTGTCGAGCGATGGGGCCATCGCGCACGGCAACTTTGCCGCCGGCATCTACGCGGGGATTACCAACCCAGCGACGCGCTGGGGCGGTCTCGGGACGCCCGACGACGAGCTGAACCGCTGGCCTCCCTTTGCGGAATGGCTGGACGGCGCCGCAGCGCGGGTGCATCGCACGTTCTCGCCGTCCATGTCGAGTTTCTACCCGGCGAGCTATCAGGCCTATGCAGACATCTCCGCTTTCGGCAACGCGGCCGGCTACGACGAAATCGACCAGGGCAGCCGGCGCTTCATCGACGTGACCTTCTCGCTGGCCGAGATCGTGGTGGACATCGACTTTCACGGCCGTGTCGTCGAAGCCGTCCGCAAGCGCCACCTCACGCCACGCCAGGCGGTGCGTGCGTTCGGGTCTAGCGTTCCGGAGCGCATCGCAGATCTCGCGGAGACCGGCTCCACCGAAAAGCACGCCTACTACCAGCACGTCATGCCTAACGACCAGTTCGTCGCGCGCGGGCTGGGCCCACGCGGAAAGCGCTGGCTCAGCATCTGGTGCTGCGAACACGAGAACACCGTCGTTCGCGTCGGCGGCTTCGATGAAATGCCGATCTACTTCCCGCGCTGGGACGTTGACAGCGGCATGTGCTACGGCACCGGGCCGGGTTTCATCGCGCTCGGATCGGCGCGCAAGCTCGACCTCATGGAGGCCGCCACGATGCGCGCCGCTCAGCGCGCGGCCGATCCGACCAAGCTGGCCCCGGACCGCAATGCCGTGCCGTTGAACGGCGAGTTCCGCCCCGGCAAGGTGGTCTACGGCGCCATCACGATGCAGGGCCAACGCCTGGTCCAGTCCGAGGACTTCAACGGCAACATCGGCCTGACGATGGAGGAAAAGCGCGCTGCGGCCGAGACCGTGCGCGACGCGTTCTACTACTCGGTCATGAGCCTGACCGGTCGGACCGGTATCAGCGACGACGAGAACCGCGTCATCGAGGAGGCGCGCCTGCGCAACTGGGCACCGCATGCCGATCGGATCATGGAGGAATACGCTGCCCGGAAATACGAGCGGCGCTTCCGGATGCTGTGGCGCGCAGGACAGATCCCGCCGCCGCCCGAGGGCATCCCCGAGGGCACGCCCCTCGAGGTCCGCTACACCTCGGCCGCGGCAATGGCCCTGCGCGCCTCGGAGGCATCGGCCACGCGCCAGCTGATCCTGGGCGACCTGATGCCTCTGGCCCAGGTGCGACCGGAGATCCTCGATCGCATCAGCGTCGACGATTATGCCGAGGTGCTCCACGAGGCGAGCCCGGCCATTCCGCAGCGTGTCCTGGTCTCCCGCGAAGACGCCGAGGCAAACCGGCAGGCCCGTGCCCAAGCGCAGCAGGCGCAGGCCATGGCCGAGATGGCGAAGACCGGCGGCGCCGGCCTGCGCGACATGGCCCAGGCAGGGGCGTTGATGCAGGGAGGTGGGCAGGAGTGATCCTCGATCGCATCAGCACCCTCTTGGCCCACTTCGGCCTGGATCCAGATGGCCGTGCCCGCGCAGCAGAGCACGGCGAGATCTGGCGGTCCGCCGCAGCCCGAGAACCCCGCATTCTCGGCGACCTCATCCGCGAAGGTGGCCTCTTCGAAGGCCAACCCGTCGTCATGAAGGACGGTATCCCGAGCCGGGCCCCGATCGACCCATACCGGATGGCCTACGAGGCGGGCCGCCGGGATTTCGCCGCACAGCTGCTCTCGGCCGGCGGCCTTACCCACACCCAAATCGAGCAACTCACGAAGGACCAGGACTATGAATATTAACAGTTTCCTCGCGCGTTTCCGCGACATCCGCTGCTTCAGCCCCGAGGACGAGACCGGTGGTGGCGGTGGCGGCGAGGACACAGCGGCGGGCAGCGATGGCACCGATACCATCGCTGCCGGCGGCGACGACACCATCGCAGGCGCAGGCGATCCGAAATGGTGGGAGGGCAAAGCGTTCAGCCAGTCCCAGCGCGACCAGCTGACCGCGCTGGGACTGACGGTGGATGATCCACTGGAGGCGGTGGCTCGGCTGACCGACATGGAGGCGGCGGCGAAACGCAAGCTCGGGAAGCCCGCCGCCCAGCTCATGGACCGGCCCAAGGAAGGCCAGGAGCTCACGGAGTGGATGCGCCAAAACGGCGAGATCTTCGGCATCCCAGAAAGTGCCGAGGCCTACGAGATCAAGCGGCCGGACGACTGGCCGAAGGACGCCAAGTGGGACGAGACCCTCGAAGCCAGCGCCCGTGCGAAAGGGCACGAGCTCGGGCTGAACGGTGCACAGATGCAGGCCATGGTGGATCTCTACGCCGGCGCCGTCACCGGCCTCATGAGTGGGGCCGAGCAGGATCTGCAGCAGGCCAACCAGCAGCTCCAGGCCGAACTGCAGCGGGACTGGGGCGACCAGTATGGCGCGAAGGTGGCGCAGGCGCAGCAGGCGGCTTCCGTGCTGGCAGAAGCTGCGGGGCTCGACAGCGATGCCCTGATGAACATCGCCCAGTCGCTGAAGGGACAGATCGGTGATGCCAACAGCCTGCGCCTCTTCGCGGCGGTGGGGCAGATGATGGGCGAGGACACCATGCCCCGCCTCCAGGGCGGCAATCCCGGTCTCGGCACCACGCCGGCCGATGCCCGCGCCGAACTTGCGGCCATGAAGGCGGAAGGCAGCGAATACCAGAAGGCGTTCACCCTGAAACGTCAGGGCAAGCCCTCTCCGGATTTCAAGCGCCTCGAGGCGCGCCGGGAGCAGCTGCTAAAGATCGCGGGACAGTAGTAACCTACAGGAGAGATTTGGTTGGAGGGCGGTAGCGTCTCCAACCTTTCTATCTGCCTCTTGATCGCAGTCTTGACCAAAATTTCCAAACCGAACACCTTGGCGGAAATTCTGTGAGGTGCGGTCAGTGAATTACGTCCAGCAAGTAGTTGATGCGATCAAGGCAGGTCCAAAGGTCGCTTGGATACTGGTTTGCGCATCTGGGGCAGTTCTGGCCTGCGATCATTTCAAGCCGGAGTGGTTTGATGGTCTGCCCTCATGGGCCCTTCCTACGTTTCGAGTTGTCTTCATCTTCTTCGCAGTTGTTGCCCTGTACCCGCTCGTCCTGTTCGTTGCGGATTTTATCAAGACCAAGACGCAAGCGGCTTATCGACGATTGGTTGCGCCAACGCGACAGTCCCGTATGCGGAGAGCGCTACTTCAATTGACCCCTGATGAAATTCACGTGGTAAGTACTGCGTTGGCACGAAGTGATCGCGACGTGAGCTTAAAGCCGCATGCGCGCGTAACATTAACACTGGTTGATAAAGGCGTGCTTATCAGTGAGCCACTACTCGTCGTCTGCGGGGACGGAACGCGTTACTTTCAAATTGAGAGCGATGTGTGGAGGCTGCTCTTGACCATGCCCGAATTTCAACTTCCTGATCCAGAAGGACTGATCCGCGCGCAGATTCAAGGCGCCAGCCCTCGGAGACTACTGCAATTGCTTCCGCAAGGTCATCCAGTCATAGGGGAGGCTCTCTCCAAGAGTTAGACAGCTCTATCGTATATTGCATCGGGCTGGCATCATACTCTCAGTGGTGGTTTCTCTTGACATCGACCCAAAGCTGAGGCTGAAATCGGCCTCGACGGGTGACCTTGCTTCAGCAGGGTCCGTCTGATCCGGGCAACTCCGGCGTCTCAGGCCACGATACGGCTTAGGTGCGGGTCCGGATATGCCGGGCGACCCCTCCGAAATCTCACCACATCGCTGATTTTTCGAGAGAGGGGACACGCATGTCCTACCGTCAGACGGTCGAGCCGCATCACCGGCTCATGTATTCCGACAACATCCAGATGATGGCCCAGCAGATGCAGAACCCCCTGCGCGCGGCCGTCACCATCGTCTCCGCCGAGGGCGAAGCGCAATCCATGGCCGACCTTCTCGACCGCGTCGAGTACGAGGAAGGCGAGGACTACTCGCAGCGCAACCCCCAGAACGTGCCCAACCACCACCGGCGCTGGCTGGTGCGCCCCACGGTGATCCAGTCCGGGCAGCTGATCACCAAGGAAGAGAAGTTCGACAAGGCGATGGACCCCACGTCCAAGCTGAACGAGACCCACGTCAAGGCCGTCGAGCGCGGCGTTTTCGATCGAATTCTCGGTGTGAAGCGCAAGGCCGGCGGCGGCTATGAGATCGGCGGAGGCGGGATCCTCGGTTCCGTGGTCGAAGGCAAGACGCCGGGCGCCGGCACTGCCCTGCCGGCCGGGAACTACATCGCGCACAACGGGGCCGGCGACGACACCCGCCTCAACGCCGAGAAGCTTCGAATGGCGACCGAGGCCATGGAACTCGAGGATTTCGGCCTCGAGACCGAGGACGAGATCTACGGCCTGATCACCCCGAAGCAGAAGACCGACCTCATCAACCTGGCGCTGGCGACGAAGACCTCGCTGAACCCGTTCGACGTCGAGCAGATCCGCCAGGGCAAGCCCGGCCAGCTTCTCGGCATCAACTGGCTGTTCACCAACCGCCTTCCGACCGACAGCAACGGCTATCGCCTGATCCCGCTGTGGTCGAAGGCGAACATCGTCTGCGGCATGTGGCAGGACGTTGAAGGTGACATCTTCAACGACAGCTCCAAGCGCAACCAGCCCCAGATCCTCGTCGATGCCTATCCCGCCGCCGGCCGTATCGAAGACGCCGGCGTGCGCGTGATCCGCTGTTCCGAGGCGTAAGCCGCACGGGCTGGCGCTGACCGGCCCGTCGTTCCTTCACACCTGACACCGAGGAGGGCCAGACATGGCCGTTGTGACCACCAATTCCGACCTGATCCACGACTTCACCGATCCCGACAGCGTTCCCCCGGATCCGCAGCGCGCCCGCGGCCGTATCGTCGTTGCCATCGGCACTGTCGCCAACCTGTCCACGGACAGCAGCGCGTCGATGTACCATCTCGCCGACATCCCGGCCGAGGCAATCCTGCTGCCCGACACGTTTTTCGACGTCGAGAACTGGGGATTTGCCCAGGTGGTGATCGGCACCCGCACCGACACCGATGCGCTGGTCGACCAGACCAAGGCGACCGAAACCGTCGTCACGCCCATCGCTGTCGGCGATGCCAACCACGGGCTTGCGCTGTGGGAGGTGCTCGGCCTGGCCGAAAAGCCGAAAGACGGCGTCTGCCAGATCTGGGCCCATGCCGAGGCGGCCGCGACCGGCGCCGGCTCCATGCCGTTCGGCATCCACTACCTGATGCCCTGATGACGCCCCGGTCGGGCTCCGGCCCGGCCGAGACGTGAGGTTGCCGCCATGCCCGTCGCTATCTCCTCCAGCACCATCGCCAGACAGGCGTTCCGGCTCATGGAGCTGCGTCCGCTACAGACCTTCGGCGAGAGCTCCCGCGAGGCGCAGGCGGCAACCGACCAGTACCCCGAGGCGCTAGGCATGCAGCTCGAGGCCTACGATTGGGCCTTCGCGCGGAAGCTTTACGCGCCCGCCCTGGCGACCCTGCCACGGACCGAACCCACGGACCCCGAGTTCGCCTACACCTTCACCCTCCCGGCCGACCTTCTCAAGATCCGCAGGGTCTATCCCGCCGGCGGTTACGACGGGATCGCGGTGCACTTCCGCCTCGACGGCCGCTGGCTGCGATCCGACCAGGCCGAGATCCTGATCCGGGGCACCCGCCGGATCGAGAACGAGGCCCAGATGCCCAGCGATTTCAAGCTGGCCGTGGCCTGCCAGCTGGCGGTGCTTCTCTCGCCAGAGTTCGTCACCTCGAGGACCAAGCGCGCCGAGCTGAAGGACGATCTGCGCCTGGCATTCGATCGCGCGAAATCCTCCGACCACACCAGCGCATCGCCGAGCCGCATGGACGGCCTGCCGGAAAGCACGAGCGACGACTGGGTCGATGAGGTGACGCGATGACGGCAACCCGCCCGCCGAGCGTTGCCTGGTCCTCTGGCGAGATCGACCCGCTGCTGCACGCCCGTGAGGATTTCCAGCGCCACCAGACCGGCCTTGCCGCCTGCCGTGGCTTCATCCCCCTCCGCCAGGGCGGCATCACCCGGGCGCCCGGCACGATCTACAAGGGCACTACCCGGAACAATGCCGTCGCGCGCCGACTGCCCTTCATCTTTGCGGCAGACGACGCCTGTTCGCTCGAGTTCAGCGCCGGCAAGATGCGCGTCTGGCGATATGGCGTCCTGGTCGAAAAGGACGGGGCCCCCTACGAGCTCGACACGCCGTTTCTCGCGAGCGACCTGCCGAACCTGTCGTGGCTGCAGGACGCGGATGTGATGTACATCGTCGACGGCCGCAATCCGATGCAGCAGCTGAGCCGCTTCGATCTGGACGATTGGACGCTCGAGGATGCCGAGCTCGAGGCAGGGCCGTTCCGCGTCCAGAACCTCGACGACACGAAAACCATCCAGGTCACGGGCACGACGGGCCCCGGCGCCGTCACCTACTGGACCTCCAACGAAAGCCTTGTGATCGGTAGCAAGCGCAAGTTCGGATCGCGCGTATATGAGTTCGCGGGGCTTGGCCCCGATCTCGGCACTGCCGTCGACGGCGTCTGCGGTGCAGTCCCGCCCAGCCATACCTCCGGCACGGTGGGCTACTCCGATCCGGACAATCTCGGCACCGATCTCGCGTTCTGGATCTTCGACTACGACACCACGGTGGAGACTGGCGACACCGAAGTGGATCTGCTCGGTACGGGCGACATCTTCACCGACGAACACGTGGGCGTTCTCTTCCTGCTCGAGCCGACGGACTGGTCTGAGGTTCCGCTGTGGGTTGGCAACGCCGACGCCAGCGTTGGCCAGCTGGTGCGCTACGGCGACCATGTCTACGAGCTGGTCCAGGGCGAGAAGACCGGGACGAACCCGCCGGTGCACACCTCGGGCACCGTCCGCACCGACGTGTCGAAGGGCACGAAGTGGCGCCACCACTCCACCACGGCGGGGATCGTCCGCATCACGGCCGTGACGGACGCCAACAACGCAACGGCCGACGTCGTTCAGGCGGTGCCGCAGCCTTGCATCGACGATCCCACCTGGTTGTGGTCGGAGGGGTCCTGGAACGAGATCTACGGCTACCCCCGCCACATCTGCCTGGACGAACAGCGCCTCTTCGCCGCGCGGACCAATGCCGATCCGCGCACCATAACGGCGTCAACCATCGGCGCCTACCGGGACTTCCTCCCAAGCGAGGAGGATGACGGATCGTTCAGCTACGATATCGGCGGCGTGTCCTCGAAGAACGAGATCAACTGGTTGGTCTCCGGCCGGCGCGGGATCTACATCGGCTCGCTGGGTGGCGTGCGGCTCGGATCTTCCGGCGGCGGCACCGACCCGATCGCGCCGACGACGTTTCGTCCTGATCTGGTCGCAACCGATGGCGCCGCAGCCGTGTTGCCTGCTCTGCCCTACGGCTGGCCGGTCTACGTGACCCGCGACCGTGCCCGCGTCATGGAGATCCGCTACAACTTCTCCGAGGACAGCATGCGCCCGGTCGAGTTGTCGCTGCCGTCCCAGCACCTCGGCGGCGAAGGCTTCGAGCAGATCGTCTGGCAAACTTCGCCAGATCACCGCGGCTGGCTTCGTCGTGGTGACGGCACGCTCGCCTGCCTGGTCTACGACCCCGAGCAGGATGTCCTGGGCTGGTCGATCGTGCCCATGGCTGGCGGCTTCGTCGAAGACATGGACATCACGCCGAGCGCAGACGGCGCATACGACGTGCTGACCATGATCGTGCGGCGGACGCTGGGCGGCTCAACAGTGCGCTGCGTCGAGCAGCAGGCGCTCAACGTGCGGCCCATGAACGGCGCCGCCGCGATCGAGACCTTCAACCACGCATTCTGCGGGCTGGTCTTCGAGGCGGGTGGCAGCGAGCTCTCCATGCCGCATCTCGCGGGCGAGACCGTCTCCGCCTGGACCGACCTTGGCGCATACGACGAGCTCGAGGTCGAAGATGACGGAACCGTCACCCTCCCGGACGAGGTTTCCTACGCGGTTGTCGGCCTGGTCGATGACACGCACCGGGCCCGGACGCTTCCCCTCCGAGCTCAGGCCCCGGACGGCGACAGCCGCGGCCGCAAGCGCCGGCTCCAGCGCGGCTCTGGCCTGATGCTCCATCGCGCCGGCGGCGGTTTTGCCCGCGTCATCGAGCGCAAGGACGCCAGCGAGATCTACGAGGGCGCGCCGGTCGAGATCCTGCTTGCCAGCGTCGTGCAGACCGAAGCCCGCGATGCCAGCGGCGTGCTCGAGCTCGAGCTCGACAGCGGCGAAGCCGACGAGGTTTCGATCGAGTTTCTCCCGCAGGGGCTCGCGCCGCTGACCATCACCGGGCTCATCCCCAATATCGAGGAGGTGGCCGCGTAATGTGTTTGCCAGCAGTCATTGCCCCGCTGATCGGCGCCGGCGGCGCCGCAGCCGGTGGCACAGCAGCTGCAGCGGGCGCGGCAGCAAGCGCCGGTTCCATCCTGCAGACGGCCGGTCTCGTGACAGGTGTGGTCGGTTCCCTCTGGCAGGCCGGACAGGCCAGTGCAGCGGCCCAGCAGCAGATCGACGCGATCCAGACCCAGAAAGAGCAGACCCTTCAGCTGAATGCGGTGCAGGATCATCGCTTCCGGCAGCAGTTCGGTGCGCAGATTGCGACGCAGCGGGCCGAGCTCGCGGCCCGCGGCATCGACCTCGGAAGCCCCTCGGCCGTCTATCTGGGCCAGTCGGCGGCACGTGAGCTTGCGTTCGGATCCGCTGCGATCCGCCAGGAAGGCAAGGCGCAGGCGACAGAGATGACCGCGCAACAGCGTGCGCTCCAGGCGCGGGGCAAGGCCGCCCTTCTCAAAGGTGGCTTCTCCGCCGCCGGCCAGGTGCTTACGGCGG